GGCGGCAAGCCCGGCAGCGGCTATCCGCGCGTCGCCCATGCCCTCACCAGCGAGGGCCACGACGCCTCGGAGGACGGCACGGGCAGGGACACGCCGCTCACCCTCGAAGTCCGAGGCCGTGACGGCGAGCGCGTGCTGGAGTGGCGCGACGACGGCACCGCCAACGCCCTGCGGCAGCCGAACGGCGGCAGGGACGGGCTGGGCGTCGGGGCCGTCTGCATGGCGACCGGACAGGCCAACGCCGAGATAGTCAGCGAGGGCTCGCCCTCGCTGACGACGAGCCACGACGGGCCGCCCATCTGCATGGCACCGTCGTTCTCCAAGCGCCCCGGCCAGCAGATAGCCACACGCGATGACGGCTCGTCGTTCGCCGTCACCACCGGCGAGCCGCCGCGGCTCGCCGGTGCAGAGATGGCCGTCCGCCGCCTCACACCCCGCGAGTGCGAGCGCCTGCAGGGCATGCCGGACGACCATACGCTCATAGAGTGGAAGGGAAAGCCCGCCCCGGACGGCAAACGCTACGCCGCCATCGGCAACAGCATGGCTGTCAACGTGATGCGCTTCATCGGTGAGCGGATCGCGGTCGTGGAAGGGTTGAGCATATGAGTCGCGACGATCCAACGTACAAGACGCCGGAGTCCGAGGTCGACCTGCTGCGATGGAGGCACGGATGAGCATCAACGTCGTGGTGCTCGCCGGCAACCTCACGACGGAGAAGGCCGAGCGCGAGCGCGACGAACTGTTGTCGGAAAACGCCGACCTTCGCCTGACCCTCACCAAGGACGGCCTACTTGGCCGCATGGAAGAGGCCGAACGGCTTGGATATGAAATCGGCAGGAACTGTGCTGAGGCAGAGCGTCACATGCTGAAGGCAGAGCGCGACGCACTGAAGTGCTGCGGGAACTGCGAGTATGGCTCGCTTGAGGACTGCGGCTTCATATGTATCTGTAACGGCGACGTGAACGCTCACGATTTCTGCCACTTCAACCCGCCTCTCTGGAAGAGGCGAGAGCCGTGAGCGAAACCGCGAACATCCACTGTCCCTACGACCCCGGCACGCCTGAGTGCCTGAGCGCGACGTGGGTGAACATCTACAACCCCTGCCAAGAGTGCGACTGGTGGGACGAGTTCGCGGGGGAGGATGACGAATGAGTGCCCGCCACGCCCTACTGCGCACCATGCTCCGCACCCCAGGTCTGGCCGTGACCTACCACGACGTGCTCGACGATCTCGGCTACCACGTCTCGCGGCAGCGTGTCTCAGCCGCCGCCAGGCAGCTGCAGCGCGACGGCTATGACATCGCCACCTCGTCCGGTCCCGGCGGCGGGTACCTGCTGCGGGGGGTGCGCTCGTGAGCTACACCATCGAATCCGACCTGGTCGCCACCTGCTGCAAGATCGCCAAGGCGATGCGCGTCGAGCTCGAGCTGGTCGGCCAGCGCCGCGCCAAAGGCTCCGGCACGACGCGCGGCTTTCCCGACGGGGTGCTGCACGCCGGCGGACGGACGTACCTGGTCGAGTTCAAGCGTCCCAAGAGCGTCGGCACGCGCGCCGGACGTGTCTCGCTCGACCAGGTCGCCGCCGCCGAGCGACGCGCCGCCTGCGGGGTGGAGACCTACCTGGTCGACAGCGTCGACGACTTCACCGCGCTGGTCAACTGGGCGCGCACCGGCAGGCCGAGCGGACAGCTGCGCACCATCACCGGCGAAATCGCGCGTCTGAGCGCCGCAGAGGCCGCAGAGGCTCCCTGAGTCGCAGGACGCGCCAAGACGCCGCGAGACCGCCTTGCGCAACGCCAGAGAGGGTGATTGAGAGTGGCGAACTTCCCCAGCGGACGCCGACAGGCCGACGCCTGGACCGACCTCGACCTCGAGCTGCTGCTCTTCGGTGCCAAGCGCTGTCCGCTCTGCGACCGCAAGCTGCCGGCGTCGACCGACTTCTACGTCCGTGACGCAGCCAAGCGCGATGGACTCTCGCGGACATGCAAAGAGTGCCGCAACCGACGTGGTCGCGAGCGCTACGCCGAACGCGTCTGCCCAAGTGAGCTGCGTGCCTAAGCCGCGCCAACACCCGCCGCGCTCGGTCTTCTCTGCTCATGTCGAGGCAGCGCGGCCGACGCGGCGGATTCTGCGTGAGAGAGCGCTCTGCGTCGCCTGTGGCTGCGTGCTCGCATCTGACAACCGCGGTCCACTGTGCAGCCCGTGCCAGCGCCGCGACGAATACGATCCGCGCCTCGACGGCGCGTTCCCGCGGCTACTGGCCGAGTACATGGCGAGCCGCGTAGGCGGGCGCGCCGACCCGGTGCGTCACTTCAACATGCCGGCAGATGCTCGCGTCGCGGTCTGGAAGCACATCCAGAAGATGCGCCGCGACGGCTGGGTGATAGATGGCTGCCCGCCGCCGCGTGGGGGCTACATCGTCCACCGTGCGCCGCCGGGTACGAAGCGGCGCCGCTCCAGTGAGAGGATGTGAGCATGGCCGAGAAGAAGAAACGCGGTCCCGGCAGACCCACCAAGTACAACGCCGCGCTCGGCACGCGCATCTGCAAGCGCGTCGCCAACGGCGAGACCTTGCGCGAGATCGCAGAGACGCCCGGCATGCCGTGTGAATCGACCATCAGGCTGTGGGCCGTGAAGCTGCCTGGGTTCTCGGAGGAATACGCACGGGCTCGCGAACTACAGGCCGACGCGATGGCCGACGAAGCCATCGCCGTGGCGCGTCGCAAGGGCAACAACCCGATCGGCGACCGGCTCCTGGTCGATACGCTCAAGTGGGCCGCGTCCAAGCTCAAGCCGCGCAGCTACTCCGACCGCGTGCAGGTCGAGCACCAGGGCGAACAGAAGGTGCAGGTCGTTGTCACCTACCAGGACGATCCACCTCCGGCTGAATAGGCTTCACCCGGCCCAGCAGCAGGTATATGACGAGCGCCGCCGGTTCAACGTGCTCTGCGCCGGGCGGCGTCTCGGCAAATCGCGCTTCGGCATCCGCCTCTCCGCCGACACAGCGCTGACCGGCAAGCCTGTGGGGTGGTACTCGCCCACCTACAAGATGCTGGCCGAGCTGTGGCGCGAGACGCGCGCGACGCTCGCCCCGGTCACGACCCAGAAGAATGAACAGGAGAAACGCCTCGAGCTCATCACCGGCGGCGTGATCGAGTTCTGGTCGCTGGACGCGCCGGAGACGAGTCGCGGACGCCGCTACGCTCGCGTCATCGTCGATGAGGCCGCCATGGTCAGTGACCTCGCCGAAGTGTGGGACATGGTGATACGCCCGACGCTCATCGACTACGCAGGCGACGCGTGGTTCCTCTCGACGCCGAAGGGCCGTGACGACTTCGCCGCGATGTACGACCTCGGGCAGAGTGACGACCATCCCGACTGGGCGAGCTGGCGCTTCGCATCGACCGCCAACCCCTACCTGCCCGCCGACGAACTGGATGCGCTGCGCTCGACGATGACGAGCCGAGCCTATGAGCAGGAGATCGAGGCGCGCTTCATCGACGAGCTCACCGATGCACTCTGGAGCAACGCGCTCATCGACGGCCACCGCGTCGCGAGGCCGCCTGAGATGCGCCGCGTCGTGGTCGCTATCGACCCAGCCGTGAGCGCGAGCGCCGACTCTGACGAGACTGGCATCGTCGCGGCCGGCCTCGGCGTCGACGACCATGCCTATGTACTGGCCGACGCATCCGGCCGCTATTCGCCGCTCGGCTGGGCTAGCAAGGCGATCGCCCAGTACGATGTGCTCGGCGCCGACCGCGTCATCGGCGAGGTGAACAACGGCGGCGACCTCATCAGGAGCAACCTGCGGGCGGTGCGGGCCACCGTGCCGTACAAGGCGGTGCGCGCCAGCCGCGGCAAGGCGACGCGGGCCGAGCCGGTCGCGGCGATGTACGAACAGGGGCGCGTGCATCACGTCGGCGTCTTCCCAGAGCTGGAGCTGCAGATGACGACCTGGAGCCCGCAGGACGACAAGACCTCGCCCGACCGAGTCGACGCGCTCGTCTGGGCGCTCTCAGAACTGATGGTGAAGCGCACGCAGCGCGCCGCCGTCTCTGTGCAGGGATGAATGGTAACGACCCACGCCGGTGGGAGAGGGAGACTTACGCCGTGGCCGCACCCCAAACAGACCTCGCGCGTGCCTTCGCGGCGCTGAGCGCGAAGCGTTCGCGTATCGACAGACTGTTCGCCTACTACGACGGCGAGCAGCCGCTACGCTACTCGACCGCGCGCCTGCAACAGGCGTTCGCGCGCATCGACGCCAAGTTCAGCGAGAACTGGTGCGCGACCGTGGTCGATTCGCTGGTCGACCGGCTCGCGCTGACCGGCTTCGCGTTGCGCACCGATCAGGCCGCTCAAGACGTGCTCGACACGATCTGGCAGCAGGAGCACCTTGAGATCGAGACCGACGACGTGGCCGAGGACGTGGCCGTCTGCGGCGAGAGCTTCGTGATAGTCGGCCGCGATGAGGACGGACTGACCCGCGTCGTCCACAACGACCCGCGCGTCTGCACGGTCGCCTATGACAAGTCAAACCCGCGCGCGCCGGCCTTCGCTGCGAAGTGGTATGACGAGGGCGGGCAGCGTCACCTGACGCTCTACTACACCGACCGCCTCGAGCACTACGTGTCGCGCGGCGCGACCGAGCAGGTGCAGAGCGCGTCCGGGTTCACGCTCGAGGATGAGCAAGCCAACGACACCGGGCGCATCCCGGTGTTCCACGTCCGCAGCCGCGTGCGGCGCATCTACGGCGAGCTGCAGAACGCGACCGAGCCACAGGACGCGGTCAACAAGCTCATCGCCGACATGATGGTCGCGGCCGAGTTCGGGGCCTTCAAACAGCGCTACATCATCTCGCAGGCCGACGTATCCCAGCTGCGCAACGCGCCGAACGAGATCTGGTCGATCCCAGCCGGAGACGGCGACGGTTCGGAGTCGACGCAGGTCGGAGAGTTCAGTGCGACCGAGCTGGCCAACTTCACGCAGGCAGTCGATCACTGGGCCAACGCCATGGCGCGCATCACGCGCACTCCGGCGCATTACTTCTTCGCCCAGGGCGGCAACATCTCAGGCGACGCGCTCGTGGCGATGGAGACGCCGCTCGCGCGCAAGGCTGCGAAGTATCAGGAGCGTCTTGGTGCCTGCTGGCGCGACGTGGCCTCCTACGCGCTCGCGCTCAACGGGCACGATGTACCGGCGCACGAGATCGAGTGCGTGTGGGAAGACGTGCGCACCGTGCAGCCCGCCGCCGAGGCTGATGTGGTCGGTAGGCTCGTCGCAGCCGGTGTCCCGCTCAAGACCGCGCTCAGGCGCGGCGGCTGGACGGAAGGCGACCTCTCCATGCTTGACGAGGACAAGGCTGCCGAGAGTGCATCGCAGGCGAGTCTTGCACAGGAGATGCTCAACCGGGCGCGGGCGCAGTTCGACGCCGGGCGGACGAATCCACTGGCAGGCTGAGATGCCGCTCAACTCGACCTCCTGCCCCGGCAAGCACTTCCCGCTGGCCGCGATGAAGGAGGTGTGAGATGACGTATTGGATAGG